ATTTCATCACCGCCCTACCGCAATCAGGCGCCGCGTGACGCTCTGCGTGAGGCTGCTGGACGCGACCACGTAGTAGTTCGCCGCGGACGTGCTGATGGACGTTTGAGCGGCCCACCAGAGGCCCGGCGAGCTGGTCACGCTCACGTGCGCGTAGTCCACGGCGCTGAACACCCCGCTGGGCAAGCTCGTCGTTTGCAAAGCGGAGATGTAAGCGCCGCCGTAGCTGTTGGTCGCGGCCACCGAGCCGGTGAGCGTCCGCGTCGCGACCTTCGTGCCGTCGGGGTAGTACCTGACGAGCCAACCGTCGACCGTGGACTCCGAGTACGCCACGCCCAGGGCCGCCCTCGCGCTGGCCGCATCGGTCGAGCCGGTGCCGCCTTGGGCGATGGACAGGGGCAGCGTGATGCCCGCGCCGCCCGCCACCTGCGCCTGCAGACGGGCTATCGCCTGCGCCTGCGCTTGCGTGCTCTGCGTTGCACTCGCGACCTGCGCCGCGCTACCGGTTGTCTTAACCGCAACCAAATCGCCAGCATCAAGCGTCTGCGAGTTGATATCGCCGAAAGTCACAGAGCCGCCTGCAGCATCCAGCAGGTCATACGTCACGCCGGTAACGAGCGCGGAACCTTCAAACGTAGGTGTTTGCAGCGGCACACGTTGGCCGATTTCAAACGGTGCAACTCCTGAGCCGGTTAGGCTCATGTCCACGGCTTTGACCTCGATGTCGCGCGGCTCGCTCAGGCTACGCACATACTGCCTTGCGCGCGTGTAGAGATTGTCTGCATCGGTGACATCCTGCCACGAAACGACACGTGCGATGATGCCGTGTTTGGCTTGCAAATCCGTGTTAATCATCAACGCGCCGCGCTTCGCGGTGCTCTGGTCTGTGCGGTCTGTGAGCGAATCAAGCGTCAGCGTGTAGTAATCGCCTGTGGACGCATCCTGCACCTGCGCGCCGGTCGCGTAAACAGCCGTGTGGAACTCGCCACCGTCCGCAACATCCTCGCATGCGAGCAGGTTGTACGCCGTTTTGATGGGTTGCGATCCGATGATCGCGGGGTCGCTGACCCAGTCGAGGTAGCGCTTGCCGTTCACGCGACGGAGCATGAGGTAGCCGCCGGTGGACGAGTCGCAGGTCTTCGTCAGGATTTCCTGCATCATCGCCGTGGGCGAGCTGCTCTCGCGCGTTATCTGGCCGGTTCCGGCCACGTTCGCCACTCTGACGCGACCGGTGTAAAAGCGTTTCCAGCTGTCCACCTGCGCGTTGTGAGCATTGAGCAGGCGCGTCAGATAGCTGCGCGGCGATTCCGTGACGCTGTAAGGCGGCATGACGGAATCATTGAGCAATCCCAGCTCGCCTTCAATCAGCAGAATCATCACGCCATCAAGCGGCTTTGCGTTCCGCTGGATTAGCCGCCCTCGCCAGAACTCCGAGCCATCGCGCTCGACCGTCCACCATTGGTTGCCCAGCAGCGGCATAGCGGCGAGCTCGCTGTAGAGCGCATGCCCGAAAGGCAGTTGCAGCTCCAGCGAGCCCGCAGCGCTCAGCGCCGTGGACAGCTCGGCGCGTGTGGCGCTCAGCAGCGTGTTGTTGGGCTCGTAGACGGTGCGTCCATCAAGTTTGATGCGCCACATTTACAACACGCCCTTTGTCCATCGGAACTGTCCCGCAGGTGTCCACGACTGCGGTGTGAACGTCACATAATCGACAGTGTTGCTGCCACGGTTCAGGAGCGTAGCCAGCTGCGCCGTGGTGTCAGCGCCGATTAGGTACTCGCTCCCGTTGTAGGCAACTGCAACGCCCTGCGGCCCGCTGTATGTCATGACAGACGGGTAAACCGGCATATCGCCCGCGTCCACAGTGGCGCTCTGGGTGGGCCAGATGGACACGTCCGCATACCATGACGGCATAACCGCCACATCGCCGCTCGCCGTGATGGACGCGAACTCTGCGTATTTCGCGTTGCGCATGTAGTCCGCGATAGCCGGTGCTTCAACCGTGCTGCTATCGCTAGAGCTTTTCGTGATGAACGCTTTGACCGGGTATGAAGTGTAAGTGTCGTTTCCGGTAGCGCTCTTTTCTAGCGCAACAGGCAGCTGCGCAACGGCGATTGCAACGTCAGGCTCAACATAGCCGGAAACGGACACGCCCTCTTTGACGATCATCACGCGCGCCGTGAAATCGCTGACGGTAACGCCGTACAGGCTAATCGCAATCTGCCCCAGGTTGAAAGGCACGGCACCGCAGTTAATCACGGCACCGAAAGACGAGCCGACAGCAGGCGCGGCGAGCGTGCCGACAGTGGAGAAACCGCCACTGTCCACCATGCCGTCCGCGCCGATATCACCGCTGATGTTGCTTGCACAGCGCACCTCAACGCCTGCGGCATGCGTAGCGCCGTCAACCGTGATGCTCTGCTTTGCGGTGACTGCAGACGATTCAACGAACACATACAAATGCGAATCTTGCGTGAAAGGCAAGCGCACGTTCTTGATGTTCGCCGTCGCGCTGGTCGCGTTGATGACAGCGCGCTCGCACCACTGCTGGTTGCAGGAGCCGAAATCGACGGCCTGTCCACTCTGCACGATGTTGTTGGACTTCTGCCAACTCCCCGCGCTTTTGACAGTAACGCCGCGCAGCGTCGCAAAATCCATGTCAAAGAGATTGTCGGTCGCGGCACACTCGACACCGACCGCCACAGGGTCAATCCAGCTGATTTTCCATGTGTTCTCAAAGTTGAATTGAACGCCCATCGTATTGAACTCGCTGTTCGCAAGCTCCAGAATCAGCGCCTGTTGCAAGTCTGTTGCCGTGGACGAAAGCAGCAGTTCGCCTGTCTGCGCTGCTGCATAGCGGAACGGCGAGCAAACAGCGCGTACGTCGATTTCGCATCCACGGTCTTCAAACCGGCATTCCGTGATCTCAACATCGCCGGTGTACCACGTGTTGCCATCGGTTCTCGCGTCAGGGGTCTGCAGCTGCATCTGCTTGCCGTGGACAGCTGCGGCCACGTCACCGGCAAGCGCGAACGCCGCGTCATGGTCTGCGCAGAGCTTGAAAAAGGTCAGCTCCACGGTTCTATCCTCAAACGGGATATCGCCGCTCAAAGCCGCGCTAACGTCCACGGAGCCGTTGGTGCCGGGTACGTCGATGCGCTCGAACTTAGGTGCCGGTTTTTGCTCGTCGCAGTGCGTCAGCGTCATGCCCCAGTCGGCCACGCTGTCGTAGACGGTCGAGCCGTCGAGCGTCTTGAACTTGACCACGTCAGAACGCATAAGACGCCCCCCTCGAACTCATCACGGCACGGTTGCCGATGTTGCGGTTGATTGACGGCGTGAGCACACGGCCCACGCGCTCGGAGTCCATGTAGATGTCGGTGGACTTGTCGCGGATTTGCTTGAGCACCGCGAGCATGTCGGCGAACGTCCCGTCGGCTTGCATGTCCTCGCTGACGGCAGCGGCGAAGGGCTGCATGGCGTTTCGGTTCTCGAGCGGCACGATGGCCTCTCGCCCCGCCTCGCCCGCGCCGATGAGCGTTGCGCCGTCCACGATGCCGCCGTTCGCATGCCACTCGACGGACAGCGACGGGATGGAGCCCTTCAGCAGGTCGCCGAACGTCCACCCAGGCGGGTTGATTGCGAAGTACGGCAGCGGGATATGGATGTCGCCGAAGAAGTCGCCGATGCTCTGGCCGATGCCGCTGAAGAATCCGAGAATCGTCTCCGGAATTCCTCGGACGAAGTCCACGGCCTCCTGGAACTTGTCCACGATGGCCTGCTTGACCTCGCCGAACTTCGTGCTGAACCAGGTGCCGATGGTCGAGAAGAAGCCTTGAATCTTCGCGGGGATGCCGCGGAAGAACTCGACGAGGGCGTCCCAGACGCCGCGAATGAACGTCACAGCGTTGCCGAACGCCGTGCCCACCGCCTCGACGATGAGCATGAGGTTCGTGAGCGAGCCGTTCATGCGCGTCTCGTCGGAGACGAACCAGTTGATGAACCCTGCGAGGTTCTCGAAGAACGCCGCGACGTAAGGCGCGACCCAGTTCAGGAAGCTCGTGATGTATGGCAGCGTGCGGCCCAGAGAGTCCATCAAAGCCTGTATCAGCGCGACCATGGCGCCGCCGAACTGCTGAAGCGCCGGGGCCATGGTCTGCACGAAGGGCTGCAGGTCGGTGAACATCGTCTGCACGCCCGCGATGAGGCCGTCGAGGTGCGGCGCGATCTCGTCGAACACACCGGCCACAGCCGCGCCCGCGTCCTCGCCGAAGAGCGCCGTCACGAGGTTCGTGGCGAGGCTCGGAAGCTCCGCGAGGAACGTGGCGACCAAATCGGGGATGCCCTTGATTAGGTTGCCGATGATCGTGCCGAGCTGCGGCACGGCGTTCTGGAGCATGGTCGAGAGCGAGCTGACGAGGTTGTCGGTGGCCGTCGTGAGGTCGCCGCCGCCGCCGACCGCCGTCAACCAGTTCTCCCAGCTCGCCTTGAGCTGGTTCATCGAGCCTTCGATTGTGGTGGCGCCCTCGCGGAAGGTCGTGCCGGTGATACTCATCTCCGTCTGCATGACGTGGATGGCCTCGGTCACGTCCGCGAAGTTGCCCAGCTCGTAGTGGACGCCGGAGATGGCCTCTGCGTCTCGCAGGAGGCGCTCCATCTCCGATTTCGTGCCGCCGTAGCCCAATTTGAGCGAGTCAAGCATGCCGTAGTTGCCGCGCGCCATGGACTGGTAAGCGCGCTGCAGCTCGCCCATGTCCGTGCCGAACACGTTGGCGTTGTCCGACATGTCGCGGATTGCCTGGTCGGCGTACTCCGCGGCCTTGGCCGTGTCGCCGCCGAGCGAGCTAATCATGCTCGCCGAGAACGACGTGACGGTCTCCATGTAGTCGTTGGCGGACAGGCCCGCGGTCGCGAACGCCTGGTTGGCGTAGTCCATGAGCTGCCCGGATGCATCGCCGAAAAGCTTCTCGACGCCGCCGGTGAGCTGCTCCCAGTTCGCGTAGTTCTCGAACGCCCCGCCGATGACGGAGCCGACGAGCTGCGCGGCCTTCTTGGCGGCAGCGGTCACTACGTTCGCGACGATGTTGCCGATCGCGACGGCCTTGGCGCTGACGCCCACGCCGATGCCGTCGCCGACGCCCTCGCCGACCCTCTTGCCCGAGCCTTTGACGTCGATGCCCTCGACCTCTCGCTTCAGGCTCTTGCCGCCGTCTTTCAACTTCGCTTCGACTTCAAGGTAAGCGGAGCCGACTTCTTGGTTTGCCATTTTCACCACCTTGAAGCACTAGATGTTTTCACTCTTTAGCGCGCCTGGGCTTCGCGAGCTCTGCGCGCAGCTCGTCGATGGTCATCACGAGCGCGTCCACTTTTCGGGACTTCGATTTCGTCATCCACGACGGGCCTATCAGCTCCGGGCGCTTGTCGCCCTTCTTCGCGCCGAGCATGTAGAGCAGCGCGTTGAGCTGGTTGGCGAGGACCGCGAGCATGGACGACTCGAGCATCCACCGCTCGTCAGGCTCCTCGATGACGCGGATGCGCGCGCCCGCGGGCAGCTGCGCGACCAGCGCGCCACAGTGGGCCGCGCTGTGCGCCCCGTCCATGGCGCGGTCGAGGTCGATTCCGTAGTACTGCTGGAAGTCCGCGCGCAGCTCGTCTTCGTGCGCGCCGAGCGCGTACCCCAGCAAGACTAGTTTTTTGCTGCAGCCGAGATGACCTCGTAGGCCAGCTTGATGACGTCCTCGGCGGGCGCGTCATCGCCGCCGCATGCGTCCACGACGTCTTCCATGGCGTCGCCCAGGACGTAGTCGGCGTACTGGATGGCGTACGTGCCCTGCTCGGCGTCACCGTCCGCGCTCTGGATTCTCGCGAGCATCTTGACCGCCGTCCAGGACTTGGCGCGGGCCATGTCCACGGCGTACTCGCGACCGTCGACCTCTACCTTTTTGATTGTCCCCTTTGCCTTAGCCATTGCCGCTCCTTTAAGCCGTGAAGGCGACGTACTCGGTCATCGTGACGCCCGTGCTGTCGGCCAGGCAGTCGAACGTGAGCGCGCGACCGTCGAGGTCGGAGCCGTTCAGGGTCTGCGTGTCGCGCTCCTGCAGCTGGATGTTGCAGGTGCGGCGGTTCACGATGCCCGTGCGCGGCACGGTCTCGATGACACAGGCCACAGGCTCCATGGTCTTGCCGTGGTGCTTGATGGTGAGAGCGCCGGTCTGGTCGTCCACGACGACCATGTCATCGCCCCACATGAGCTTGGCGACCTCGGCGTTGCACTCGATGGGCGTGAACGAGATCTGCTCGGTGTACTCGGTCTTGGTCGAGATGACCTCGGCGAGGCCCTCCCAGGCGCGCTTGGCGTCGTTGTTGGAGGACTCGGAGATGGACAGGCCCTCGTCGCTCGTGTAGCCGATGCACTTGTAGGTGGCGGGCAGAGCGGTCGTGGCGTCCGTGGGCAGCGCGGTGTCCTGCGGCGCGACGAAGATCGCGCCGGTTGCGAGGGCAGCGCCGACCGTGACGCGCGATGCGTCGACGTTAGGCATGCTGTTACCTTCTTTCTATGCGGTTAAACGGTGAGTTGGTGGGTCACGTCCACGGTCAGCTGGTAGCGCGGCAGGCGCGTGGAGTCATCCCACCAGGGGTATGGCGTCTGCGTGACGTGCATGCTGTGGACGCCTGCGGGCGGGGTCGAGGTCTCGACGGCGTAGGCGATGGCGTTCGCATCCGCTTCTGCAGTGCTCTCGTCAGCGGCCCACGCCTGTATTGCAATCGTCGTGCTGCAGACCTTCGACTCGATAGGGCCGCCGAGGTTCTCGACGGTCTGGAAGCGCTGCGAGTCCATCGGCGGCTGCGTCGAGCATCCGTCGCCGATTGAGAGCGAGCCGACGAACTCGACGATAGCCTGCGTGACGCTGAAAATCGCCATGTCCATCACCTACTCGCCTTCAGCAGCGCGTTGTTGTCGTGCTCGAACCTCATCGCGGCGTAGTTGCCCGTGTAGACCAGCGCGACGGGATGGTTGCCGCCGTTGGCCGGTTTGTACAGGTAGGCCGCGAGCGAGCCGCCGCGCAGCTGCTTGTCCTTGCGGTCGTAGAAGCGCGCGGTCTTGAACCCTCCGGCCATTGAGTTGGCCCTGTCGCGGATGGCGCGGGCCCTCTCGTTGACCGCGGCTCGCGTGCCCTTGCCGCGCTGTGCGGCCTCCTCGAGCGCTTGCTCGTCGATGCGGACGCGGGTTATCTGCGCGTTAGCCATCGGCCCTCACCACCTCTACGGGCATGTGCCACGTTGTGGGCGTGTTTCCGTCCATGTAGGGGTGCGGGTCACCGATAACTCGGTACCGGCCCGCATATGGCGCCTGAAGCTCGATTTCACAGCCGCGCAGGCTCGCCGTCCACGTCTTGGGGAAATGGACGGTCAGGTCGACGGTCACGCCGTCCGGGCGGCTCGCCTCGAGGTCTTCAGTGCTGCCGGGTGCGACGAGCAGCCCGTCCACAGCGGTGCCGTCATCGAACCCGCGCACGGGGTTGCCCAGGCGGTCACGCTGGCCGTGGACAGGCGCGTAGACGGTTCCGCTAACAGTCGTGAACATCGCCGCACCTCGTAACGGTCCGCGGCCCGTCCACGTTCGCGTGGATGGAGCCGATGGTCGTCTTGAGCACGCCGAGCAGTGCCTTCTCGCTGCGCGTCGGCTGCACGGTCCCGTAGGGGTTGCCGAAGCTGAAGCTCTGCGTGTACGGCCCTGCGGTCTGCGCGGCCTGCGTCGCGCCGAACGGCAGCGCGCTGGATGCGGACTCGAACATGCGGTTGGCCATCTGGCGGCAGACCATCATGTACTTGTACGCCTGCTGCTCGGTCGGGTCGAAGTAGTCGATGTGCGCAGTGTCGAGCAGGTCGTTGATCTGGGCGGTTGCGTCGTTCAAGCACTCCTGGAGGGTGTCGGTGTCGTCAACCGCGCCATATCGCGCCTGGTACTGCGCAACGGTTGCCCAGCTCATCTCTAATCACCTGCTTTGGTGGACTTCTTCTTGCTTGCGGTCTTCTTCTTCGCCGGGGCCTTGCGCTTCGGCTTCTCGGCAGCGGCGGCGCCGCCCGCGACAGGCAACCAGCCCATCGCGAGCAGCGCGTCGGCCGCCTTGTCGGAGACGCGCGCGGGCTGACCGGCGGGGGTCAGCAGGTCGCGCATCGTCTACTCCGTGACGAGCTTGACGAAGGCGTCGGCGTCGCCGTAGACGAAGCCCAGCTCGGCCTCGACGCGGACGGCGAACATGTTGCGCTGGAACAGGTTGATCTGCTGGGTGCCGTCGTTGATGGTGGCGTCCTCGCTGTAGGCGATGTTGATGCCGTCGACGATGCCGTACTTGGCCTGCGAGAAGTCACCGGCGATGGCGATGACGTTGGCGTCGGTCTTGGCGACCTTGGCGCCGAAGACGCTGCCCACAGCCGAGCCCTGGATGTCGCCGTTCGGGATGAACAGCGGGCGGCCGACGCCGTCGAGGGCGGTGAGCATCTTGGCGTAGTAGGCGTTGGACACGGCGAAGCCGTTGACGGCGTAGCCGTTGGCGCCGATGGCCTGGATCATGGCGGTCACGTCAGCGGAGACGGTGGCGCCTTCGGTGACGGTGGCGACGCTGTTGAGCGAGTCGAAGCCGCTCACGGCGGCGACGGTCAGCACCTGGGCGTCGAACGCCTTGGCGATGGAGCCGGGCAGACGGCGGATGAGGGCGTCGTACAGGCCGGCGGCGTCGCGGCGGAACTCGTTGGAGAACAGCTCGATCGCGGCGAACTTGAGCGGGCGCATGAGCTTGGTGGTCAGGGTCGAGTTGCTAACGGGCTTCTCGGCGGTCTCGGCCACGACCTGCGCGACGGGGTCGCCGGTCACGACGGGGATGGACAGGCCGCGACCGGGGACGTCGATGCGCTCGGCCAGCTGCATGATGGCGGACTGGCCCTCGGCGGCCTCGAAGATCTCGGCGCTGACCTCGGCGGGCAGCGTGATGGTGGTGGAGCGGTTGATGTCGAGCTGGTTGGTGGCGTATGCCATTTCGGTTACCTACTTTCTGAAGTTCTCGTTTACGAATTGCGCGAAGATGTCGCGGGTCTCCGGCGCCGCGCTGTTGTCGCGGACGATGCGGGACGCGCGGGCGCGGGGCGCGGTCGGCGTCTGCTCGGCCTTCTGCTCGAGCGTCTTGAACGCCTCGGCGAGCTGCTCCATGGCCTCGCGGGACTCGCAGCACTCGAGGAGCGATTGCGGCGCCCCTGTCTCGGCTGCGACCTCGCGCACGTCCACGGCGTGCTGCTTCTCGGCTCGGAGCTGCTTCAACTCCGCCTCGGCCCTGTCCGCGCGCTGCTCGGCCTTCTGCTGCTCGGTGAGCTGCGACTGCTTGAGCTGCTCCAGCTCGTCTGCAGCGGCCTTGTTCTCCTTCGCGCGCGCCTCCCACTTCCGCGCCTCGGCCTTCCAGTCCGTCTCCGCCTTGGCCGTCTCGCCGTGCGGCTCCTCGGTCTCGGCTGCGGTCTCTTCGGCCTGCGCCGCGTCCATGGTCTTCTCGTCGGTCATCTCCACGTCCTTTCATCCGTGCGGATAAGGGTTCGCGCCGTGCGGCGCTGGGTATGAAAAAACCCGCCGTCGTGGCGGGTTGATTCCGTAATGCGTTGTAACGGTTGACCGTGCGGTCCCGTTACTCGTCGTGCGGGTGCGTCGCGGCGTGCTGCTCGCGGTGCTGCTCGCGTATGCGGTCGCCAATCTCCGGGTCGGCGTACTGGGCGCGGCGTATCGCGTTGATGCGCTCCTGCCACGGGACCTCGTCATCGGGCACGCCCTGGTACTGCGGCGGCAGGATGCTGCGGTCGTAGTAGATGTCGCGCAGCTCGTCCACGTCGTAGCCCTCGACGTTCAGGTCGGGGCTCGCGCGGAACACGAGCTCGCAGTCGCAGTGCCCGTGGACGTGCTTGGCGTAGTCGCCCATGCGCTCGTAACGCGCGGGCTGCCAACCGCGGCTCGCCAAAGCGATGCAGAACGCGCACGTGTCGCCGCTTGGAATCCACGCGATCTGCAGGCCGCTGCGGACGCGCTGCCGCGCCTGACGCGACGAGAGCCGCGAGGAGAGCGCGAACCCGCGCCCCAAACGCTCGAACGCGACCTGCTTGGTGTACATGCCCGCGTGGTCGGCGATTGCGTCGCGAAATCCGCCGTAGTCGCCTATGGCAAGCTTCTGCGCGTTGTAGTCCACTGTGGACTTGAGCGGCTCCGCGTCGACGGTCCGCCGCCCGTCCATCGCGCCCTCGGCCAGCGCCTGCATCTCGGCTGCAGCCTGCGCGCTCTGGTAAACGTTGCCGAACTGCAGCATCGCTTCGATGTAGGCGTCGGCGTTCTGGCCGATGACGGTCTGCAGCACGCGCACGAGCCGCGCCTTGCTCGTCCGTATCCTCTGCGGCGAGGACCAGTCGAGCATGTCTATCGCGTCGCGCACCTGCTGCGAGCTGTTGTCGCGCACCTTGCGCAGCACATCGCGGTAGGCGTTGAACGCCTTGCGCGAGAGCGTCGCCATCGGTTACTCCTCGATGATGCTGTCGAGCAGGCTGGCGGCCTGCTGCTCGCGTCGCTCGGCGTTCACGCGGCGGACGATGTCCTCGGAGAAGCCGAGCTGCTCGAGGAAGACGTTCGTGTCGGCGAAGCCGGGCAGCACGCTGGCGAGCTTCACCATCGCATCGGCCTGCGAGACGATGCTCGGCATAGCCGGGTTCTTGAAGTTCGGCACGATGTCGCGCTCGGCGTCCGTCAGCTCGTCCACCGGCCTGCCCACCTCGGCGGCCACGGCCATCTGGGCGAGCGTGCGCAGCGTGTCGCGGGAGTTGTCGTTGAGGTCCTCGCACTCAATGATGAGCGGCTCGTTGGCCGCGTAAATCGCCTCGGCGCTCGCGGGCTGGTCGTGAATGACGCCCAGCGTTGAAATGGGCACGTTGGTCTCACCGCTGAAACGCGCGGCGAGCGTTCTGAAGTAGTCCACGGTTTGCTGCATGGACGCCTGCGAGAGCTGGCCGAACTGCGGGATGTCGCCGTTCTCATCGCGCCCCACCGCGAGGATGGAGCCGATGTAGGCCTCCCATTTCGGAGTGTCGGCGAAGGTGTTGGCGTCCACGCCGAGAAGGTACTTCTGCGGCGAAACGCTGAAGCTGTAGGCCACGTCGCCGCCCAGGGCCACGCGCACCGCGCTGTCGGTGATGCTGCGCACGGCGCGCGACACGCGGGACTGGCCGAACGGTCGGGTCTCGGTGGGCCGGTACGCGAACACGTCCATGCAGACGCGGCCCATGGCGTAGGGCTCGAACGTCCAGTCGTAGTACGCTCCGGTGTCGTAGAAGACCATGCGGCCCTCGTCAGTGTAGACCGAGACGCTCACCGGCTCGCCGTCGCGCCACTCGTCCACGGTCATGCCGTAGGCGATGCGCCCGGCTGCGTCGTCCCAGACAGCCGCGGCGTCCTGGGCGTTGTAGAAGTCGATGCGCGCCGCGTCGGACTCGTCCACGCCGACCACGGCGAACTCGCACGAGTGGATGAGCTCGCTCTGGACGCCCTGGCGGTACTTGAGTTTGAGCCGCGAGCGGCTCGCGATCTCGTCGACCCGGCGCTGCACGGCGTCGTCGCCGCAGGAGAACCCGTCGAAGCGCGAGCGCACGGCCAGCGCGTCGACGGCCTTCTGGGGCCACCCCACGACCGTCTCGACGGTCAGGAGCTGCGGCGGGATTGAGATGCCGAAGTCCTTCAGCTTGTTCCGCCCGTCGTAGTAGCGCTGGCGGAGCCGGTTCTTCGGCAGCTTCGCGCGCCAAACGTCGAGCAGCTCGAAGAGCATGCCGACGTACTCCTCCGGCGCGTCGGACGCGATGCGCATCTTGCGGCGCTCGTGCTTGTCGGCGCGGTGCGAGCGCGGCGGCTCGTCCGTCCACAAATCCTTGGTCATGTTTAAAGTATCACCGCCTTGCGCGTCGGGTCGCGTTTAGTGTGCAGCGCTCCCCAGAGCGCCAGCGCGGCCGCTTCGATAACCGTCGCGTCTCCCTTGTCGGTACTTGCGAAGCCGTAGCCGCCGGAGCGGCCTATGGCCCGTTTCGTCGTCTTCGTCGCCGCATCGAGCAGCACCGGCTCGTCGATGTGCGTGACCGCGTGCTCGCGGACCATGGCCACGAGCGTGCTGCAGGCGTTCGCCACGTCAGCCGCGCCTGGGCGCATGATCGCGGGCTTCGGCACGCCGCCCTCGCGGGCGCGGTCGGTCAGCGTCTGCGCCGGACCGCCGCCGTCGATGACAACAGCAGCGAACTTCGACTTTCGCGCTATCACGTACTCGGCGAACCACTGCACGCCGCTCGCCGTGGACTCGATGGCCGCGATCTCGATGTGCGGCTTGCCGTCCGTTGGCTTGACGCACACGGCGATGACGCCGTGGCTCCCGTCCGGGGCGAACTTCACCGCGTACACGCGCTTGCCGTCGCGCGGCGCCCTCTCGCGGTCGCATGCAATCCACTGCGCGGGCGAGATGACGTGCTCGGCGAGCGCCACGCTCGTCCACCAGCCGAGGCACTCGCGGGCGAAGCCGTCCGGCCTCATGCCGTCGAGCGCGTCGAGCATGGACGATTCCTTGATGCGGTAGCCCATGGCCGGGTTCGTCGCGTAGCAGGCGTCGAGCACTGCGGCGCGGTCGGTCACGTCCGGCACCTTGTCCACGGCCCACTCAATCCACCAGATGCCACCGGCGTCTCCGGCGTGCGCCCGGTCGTGGTAGTTGCGGAACACCGTGCCGACGCACTTGGGCCCTGGCGGCGTTCCGAGGAATATCATCTGCGGCTCTTTGTCCTCGTCCACCGCAGAGGACGCGATGGTCGTGGGCTTGATGGCCTCGAGCTGCTCGTCGGTCAGCTCCTGGGCCTCGTCCACGATGATGACGTGGTAGGTCTCGCCGCGCGCGCCGGAGTTCGTGCGCGTCTGGAACTCGATGAGACCGGCGTCGCGGCCATCGTCGTCCACGAAGTAGATGCCCTCGCTGCCCGCCGCGCGGTACACGCCGGACTTGGGCTTGACCCACCTCGCGAAGTCCTCGTTGCCCATGACGAAGTCCACGATGTACTTGAACATCTTGCGCACCGTCTTGCCATGGTGGGCCGAGAAGAGCACGTGCAGGCCCTCCACGGCGGCGCACCAGATGGCGTAGAAGCGCGCGCCGTAGGACTTGCCGTTCTGGCGCGGCTTTGAGATGCATATCGTCCGCGACGAGAACGTGCCGTCGGCGTTCCGCGCGAAGAAGACGCGCAGCTCCCATTCTTGAGACTCGTAGAAGCTGACGCCGTAGTAGCCGAACATGCGGATCGCGGCGTCGCCGCGGGTGCTGGCCCACTCGGTCACCGTCGAGAAGGTGGGCGTCTGCGAGCCGTAGCGCCTGCCGTCAACCTTTACCGCCATACTGCTCTCTCATCTGCTGCAGAGGAGATTTCGGCGCGGACTTGTCCGGTATCGTCTCAAGCTCCGCGCACACGTCCATCAAGCGCCTGGACAGCGCCGCAACGTCGCGGCCCGACTCGCAGGTCTCGATTGTCGACGCGAGCTTGTCGCGCAGCGCCACGAGCACGTCACGGCGCGAGCCGCTCTTGGCCGCTTCGGTCAAAGTCTTCGGAAGCTTCGGCATGCTGTGGACAACTCCTAAAAATCTACCGGGGCCTGTGGAAAACCCCCTCGCCTAAATCGACGCT